GCCGCCCTACCAACTAAAAGTGAGTTGGAATCCGCAAAAAACAAAATCAAGTAATATCAATGATCAATTTGGAGGATGTTCAGCGAATCGAGGAAAATCGAAAACAGATCAAAAAGGAATTGTATATTAAAATATATGAACAATTTTCGACTAAGATACGTCAGAGTGCAGAATATGGTCATAAGCAGATATTTCTCAGGATACCAACATACGTCATGGGATATCCCGCATTCGATAGACCACAGGCGGCACTGTATATAGATAGACAACTTAGAAGATCCGGTTTTACCACACAGCGAGTATCGGAGATAGATATTTATGTATCTTGGTTCATACCTAAGACTAAAAAACCTACGAAAGATCGAGGAGACGAGGATGAGATAGATGATATAGAATTACCTAGTTTTGCTAACCTCAGAAAGGCGGCAAATAAATACAGATGACCAGTGCGTACTAAATTATTTTTTAAAAACACACTCTATGATAAATGGATAACTTGAATGTTCTAGTCGAGGCGAAAAAGGAGTACCTCGGTCAGATGTGTCACCTGATGGTTCCGGTTATGATAGAGACCTTTTCAATTATGTATGATGAAGCTGTAAAAATGTCCAAGGGCAGAAAAGTATTGCAAATGTTCCAGAAACTTTTGAAAGAAGTTCCGAACTGGAGTGACAATATGTCAAAGACTCACGCGGATAACATCACATCCAGATGTGCTTGGTATTCGGATCTCCTTGCCGCAGTTTTTGTCGCTTGCACGAAGATATTATCCGCGGTTCGTCTTAAATCGGATAACAAAAAGATAAGCTTAAAATTGCCAACGAATGAAATATTCATTCAAACATGTTATAATTTGGCAGCCAAAGATCTTTACAAAGATCCCTATGCATTACACGAAAACCAAAGCGAACATGCGAGAGATGAACAACTGGCGGTTCGCTTCATTGCCTGCATCGAAAATTCCGTGAAGGATCTCATACCTGTACAGCAGATATTACAAACTTATATGTCACAAGAAAGTAGAGACATCGATCTCGATGGTACTCATGATGGCGATGCTGAAGATCCTGACATTTATGACGGAGAAGGCGAGCAACCTGGCGCAGAAACACTTCCCGACGGCGCCGATGTCAGTGAAATCGGACAGCAGATGGGCGGCGAAGAGCAACCCATCGATGAAACGATGGAACACGAAGAAATGGAAGAAATGCCCAGTTTGGAAGAAGACGGTGAGCCGACGCAACCGTCCGCTCTCGATAATGAGTTTAGAACTATTCCCACCGTACAGGATCCGACTGGTCAGCAGCAAATGAGCCCCCCGACCGATGACGGTGTCTTATTCGGGGATGCCCCAGAACGCCGAACAAAAAAAGTTGGTTACTATTAAATGGAACTTTCCGACTATTTAAGAGACCCAATCTGGGCGGCCGCGATTGGTGGTGGTATTACAGCAGGATATATACATGCTAAGGCACAGCTTAACAAAGAGGGTAAATTGCAACCGAGTGCGTACACGAAGCCCGCGGCGTTGGTTGCCATACTTATATATTTTATCGTTTCCATGGGCGTCGGGCAACGTGAGACCATCTCGACGGAACCGTTTTAAACTCAAACTTAAAGATTAGATAGTAAATATATTCATAAAAATGGCGAGCGTGTCAGCGTTCACGGACATGATGTCACAATTTCTTGTGGAATTACATAAGGTTTTCCCACAGGAGAAGGGTATTAAAAAATTTATGGCTCAGTTGGAATTGGCCAAAACCGCGAATCCGAGATTGGTTGTCGATGGATTTATGAAGGGGATTACCCCGTACGCGGATAAAATCAGTAACAAGGACGAATCGTTCTTATTAAACGAAGTTGGTAATATTGAATTTCTCAAGGATCTTAATTTGAAGGATAATTGGAATGATAGCTTATCTTCCAACACAAAGGACGCAATTTGGCAGTATTTACAAACCTTATATATGTTAGGTACCACGATTACCGCCATTCCCGCAGAGACACTCTCAATGATTGAGGGTATCGCCAAGGATTGTGCCGACAAGATGGAAAACGAGGGAGGTGAATTGGATGAAGCCGCTCTCATGAAAACCATGAACAGTATGTTTGGTGGTATGTTGAAAAAATAAACTTACGATATACTAAATGACAAAGGTTTGGTTCGAAGATCCAAGACAGCTCATCAGACAAGACAAGATTTCGCAGTTTTGGCCTAATAATAAACAGACACCAGCCGAACGTGTTAATTCGGCTTCAAGATTTATAATTTACACTACTTGCTTTTTATACTTAATTCGTAGGGATATTAGAGTGTTTGTCCTAGGTGCAACCTCTTTGGGTGTTCTTTATGTTATGTACAGGAGTAACATGATTAAAGAAACATATGGCGTTCCCACACGATCTACGGGTTCTGGATGTCAAATGCCATCCGGAGACAATCCAATGGGTAATGTTTTATTGACAGACATCACAGATCGTCCTAATCGTCCTCCGGCGTGTGAATACTCTTCGGTCCGACCCATTATTCATGCTTTAGTCGATCAGCGCGTACCGTTCGATGCCGGTCGATCTCGTTCTCCCCTCCCCCATATCCAACGCAAAGCGGCTTCTCGGCAATTCATTACCGCACCGGTCTCGATGGTTCCGGGAGATCAAACCGCATTTGCTGAATGGTTATATGGACCCAAAAATGGCGTATCATGTAAGGGTGGAAGTCAGTTTGCATGCAACCCGAATGCTCGGGGTGTTCAATTAGAGGCGTTCGCAGGAATTGGAAGTGATGGAGACAAACGAAGTGGTATGCACGGGTTCACACATGTCTAAATAATAAATCTCACATAATAATAAATGGCGTACCAACTCCAGCCCGGATTATCCCTCGTCGAAAATCCCGCTCTTCCGAAGAGCAGCGCAACCGATGATGTTTTTGTTTACCCCCAACCCAGTTCTATCAGCATGGGTGCCCGTCCCAATACTATGTTATATGGTACGGCTCCCGCCAAATTTGGCAAGGGTGCCCCTGCCCAATATGTGGAAACGAGTGATCGTTTGAGACCGCAAAGTACATCTACACACAACAAACAACCGATCAAGACATGGGAGCGAGGTATCTTCCCGGTTCAAGACAAGGGTGTCGTTTTGCCGCCCCAATCCGTGGCATACAAAGGCCCGGCGAGTACTCGTGCTGATCTCCAGAACGGCCTGTTTGACAAGCGATATAATTAAAAATGTTTTGATAATATAAGAATGGCTGATCCTATTTCCATTTTGGCGGTTGCCGGTCTCGTATATGCCGGACGTGCCCTGAGCACAGAATCGAATCCAGCAGAATCGGTCCCAAAGGAAGAAATTATTGAAGCTCCCTCTGAACAAACTCTTTCCGATAAAGTTCCTAAATTTAATCAAACCCAATTTGCCCCTAGAACGGAAATACCCCAGAAGAAGGAGATGGCTACCTTTGCTGATGTGGCTCCCATGCCCAGAAGCGGAGGTCAGGAAATCCTCGACATGCGAGATCGTATGTATGATCAGGGTAAAATGAATAATCTGGCCCCCATCGAAAAACAACTCGTTGGTCCGGGCTTAGGTAACCCGGATGCTCCGGCGACGGGTGGATTTCAACAACTTTTCCGTGTTAATCCTACATTAGTTGGCGCTCACAAGCTTACGCAATTACCGGGCCGTGTCACGGGTCCAGGACATGACGTGGGCGGTGGTCTTAGAACGGCCACCCCGACGGTTGGTCATAATATGCCAGAAAAGACGGCGTTCCTTCCGGATCGTCTTCCGAATGCTGGTGGTTATGCCCAAGGCATGTCCGGTGCCCGGACTCGCCCGTCTCATCAACGCACGATGCGAACTACCAATCGTTCGGAGACTGGTTTGCGAACAGACGGTTTAGGTTATGCCCCGGCTAAACGCGTAGTCAGTGGCTTAACGAATGCCCAAGATATTACCCGACTCAAGAACGATGAACACACTCAACAATTCTATTATAACAACCAACCGGCTCCGAGTATTAGTAACTTCTATAACGGACACAACGTTGCCCCGGCTACCAATCTCGCACTGGAAAACAAGAGGGGTCACGGTTATTCCGCCGAGCAGCTTCAAAGGTACGGTTTCCGTGCGGATGACCGTCGCGGTAACCCCAACCGTCGTGGTAATGCCGGACGAATGAACGTCCGCGAGGCTCCATTAAAGACGACAGGCTTGGTTACCAGTGTTCGCTCCGATACGAGTCGCATCGATGGTCGCGATGGTGTGATGAGTGGTGGCTGGACGCAACAATACAACCAGGTGCCGTATCATAACTTCAATCCTAACAAAGACGCTCCTAACCCGTATGCGACGTCTGGTTCTGCGGGCTTAGATGTGGCCAAGGAACAACTCAAGAATAACCCGATCGCTCAAAAACTGTACAAATAAGTATTTTATATCCCAGAACAAGAGTTAAACACTCATTAAAATTATATCACCTAATTTTAATGAAGGTCCATACCTTAGATATCGATAGTAGTGAAAGGGATCCCATACTGTACCCAGACCCGTCAAGTTACGTTATTTCATTGAAAAACCCTATTTATGACGTCTCTAAGATATCTCTAATATCGGCTAAAATACCTAATAGTCAATTGCTTGTTCATTCCCGAAATAAAACGTTTTCCGTGAGTGGTAATACAGTGACATTAGACGAAACAAATTATGCGAGTGTCGGTGATCTTGTCACAGATCTTACCGCAAAACTGGATGACACCGTTGCCCCAGCTATACAGACTATCGCATACGATACCGATACGAATACAATTACGTTTTCTAACGTAAATGCTGGTTCCGCCGCTGTCAAAAGTTTTACGTTTGAATTCAATTCCGGAACAAATGGTTACACGAGTAATACGGAACCGAATACCACGCCACACCAATTACTTGGATTCGCCGGTCGCGACTACACGTCGAGTGGAACTCCCAACTCGATTAAAAGTGGTTCAATAAACCTGAATGGACCAACGTCATTAATTGTGAGATTAAGTACGGGTTCAGATGACTTTACACGTACTGTATATACAACAACTCCATTTTACACAGGAAGAGTGATTCTATCGGGTGATACACTCGTTCATAAAGGAATCGATGATCCTCTTACACATTCGTTCGTGGGCGGTTCTCAAAAGACTATCCGTGATATAAAGGTTGAATTCTTCTATATGAGTCACGGAAGACTCATTCCGTATGATTTCAGAAATCAAGATCATGTAATGAAATTTGAAGTCACGTGTTCTACCGATAAATTTGAAAACCTTTCTAAACAACAGACGCCCCTATCGCGATTTGAATTACCGCCACCAATAAGCATTCCAGAAATGGAGAATCCTTATAGATGGAAAGAATATCTTTCTATCGTTGGTATTGTTTTATTAGGATTGGTTGTTATATTAATAACTACTAAACCGAGATCACAAATAGCTGTGAAGCTTCCTCCTGTTGCCCCGAAGCTTACTGGGTGACCGCATACACCGGTTGGAGCGGCTTACGCACACGGCTGGAGAGGCGAGACATCACCAAATAGACCGTCACGGACAACAAAGTGGTGAAAAGCGCAGTGAGAGCGAAGTGCTGACCACCGTTACGCTTGACAGTGACGATTTGCTGAATGGCCCAACGGACGAGGTCCATCCACGAGAGAGCGGCGGCGAAGGTAAAACCCGCGACGACGGCGTTCAAGCTTTGGGATTCCAATTCTTGGGTAACGAGACCAACGGTATCGGCAATGGCAGACATTATGTTTAAAGTATAGTGAGAAATTATTCTGGAAGTAGCTCTTCTTCTGTTACAAATTTTTTATACTTATCCTGATTGTATCCTTTCGTCCTGGATTTCTTTACTTTCTTCTTTATTTCAAAAAGTTGTATTGTTTCTGTTTCGCTTCCGGCAACACTACTACTATCTGTACTAGTATCACTTTCATCGTCACTCGACTCTTCGGATGAACTGGATCCACCCTCAATCTCTTTTAGTTTAGTCGAAGTAGTCCATCCTTCGATCGACGACGTGTTCATTATTATCTATGGCGTTTTTTATCATCTCCTCCACCGGCGTTTTGGGTTCCCAGTCTCCCCATCTCTCATACGATTCATTTACGTCGGTGAATTTTTTATCTTCGCCAGAGTATGGCGTAAATTCCAATTCATTCTCATCTACGACTTCGAGGGTATTTTCTGGATCTTCTGAGTCAGACTCTTCTTCCGAGTCTTCTTCGTAAATTTCTGGGAAATGAGAACCAATCTTTTGACCAATCGTGTTCATGGCGCAATATTTGATTGCGTATTCGAAATCCTTGGATAAAATGGCATCACGGCCACACGCTTTTGCGTAGTCTGCGGCCAGGAGCACTGACTGCTCCAAAACGGGCGTAATAATTTCAATAGCGGCTTGTTCCATTAATATGCGTCCTCAAAAATAGTTTGGGCAATTCCATCCACTATCCTGAGAATATTGTAACTTAGGGCATACACGTGTAGTTTCCTGTCTGAGTTACACGCATTGGTCGTAACTACCAGTCTCTGATTTCTAATGAGACTGAAATTTCGTTGTCCTGTCGGATATGGCTTTTCCGGTTCGAGACTGAAACTGTACGAGTAGAATCTTCGTATTAATGGTGTTTTTGAGTGATGAATAGAGGATTGTACAGCTTTTAAAAACATATAACTACCCGCTTTTCCTTGTATAGTATGTTCGTCATCGAGAATAAGTTCTAGTTTGTCTAGGTTCTCGTAATATAGCAATCTATCATTCACGGATAGATATATATTATCATAGTCAAACGGTGGGACGAAATTATCGACTGTTTTGGGATTTTCGCGCTGAAAGACGAAAAACAATTCTTTTACGGGATTAATAAGCCCCAAATCAAATTCATTCGTCTGAGAACCACGATATGGTATATCAAACGTTTTTCGTTGGATTTGTGTGATGACCATGTCCCTGTTGGCATTTTGGATTCTTATTCGTTCCCCTGGATCTAAAAATACCATCTCCGCAGTAATAGAAAACTTCTTTATGAGGTTTTGGGTAAAAGTTCTATCGAAAAAGTCGAATATACGAGCATGCCCTGCGCTTGTACCCGTACCATCATTTGATTTGGCACCAACAATTAATCGGTTTCCATCCTTGGTCAGGGAGACTGACCAACCAAATTCATCTGCCGTCGCTTCGGCGTCTAAATCTATGCCCCGTTGAAGCCACTGACCCGACGACGCACTCGCCTGCGCACTGGACCAATCCGTAGATCCATTCCATTCATACACACGCACATGACCTCTCGCATCGCCTAATGGGTTCATATTAGCGCCTATCGCTAATCGTTTTCCGTCTCCGGATATACTCACAGATATACCAGACTGATCGAATCCGGATTCACCGTCTATATCCGTACCCATCTGATACCAATTATCGGCTCCATCCCATATAAATACACGAACATGACCGGCGTCTGTCTGTGTGCCGTCATTTTTGGGACCACCAACCGCTAAAACGTGACCATCATACGAGAGACTCGACGAAAAGCCAAATTCATCACCCGAGTTCTCGCTCGCGGCTATGTAATTTGAACCGGCATCGGTCGTTACCCACGTTGAACCGGATGTATTTTTTATCGCCTTGACATAGCTTGTTCCGTCCGGGTTGTTTGCGCCCGCGACGATTATCTTTCCGTCTCCACTGACCGTAACACTATAACCCAATGCGTCACCTAGGGCATTACCAACTTCGCTACCTTCGGGTTGTATTCCGACGGTATTGGTGTTATCTCTCGCAACTCTGTATGCGTAGTATTTACCCTGTGAGTTATTTAATCCACGAGCTCCTATTCCAATTACAGTGCCATCGTGGGATATAGACACAACACTCCCAAAGTTTGTATTTGCGACAGTGTCCGATGTCGGGGGGTCTAACGTAGTATTAAGATCCCAAGCATTTGTTCCCGAATTATAATCATACACTCTCACGCGACCCGTATTCGTAATACTCGGTGTGTAATCGTGGTTGGGGGCACCCACAACGACCCTATTACCATCGGCCGATATAGCCGCCGCTTGTCCAAAAAAGTCATTCGCGGCTGATCCATCTATGTCCGGTCCCCTTTGTGAGGTCGCCCCTGCCATTGAAAATACCCTCACGTGACCCGCATTTGTTCTAGCATTGTCCGGATCATTATCCGGGGCACCAACTACCGCATATTTACCATCCGGCGTGATGGCAACGACAAAACCGGATCCGTCCCCAGTTGCTTCACCATCTATATCGTTTCCATTTTGTAAGTATGTACCCACACCATAGCCATATCCCTTGCCGGCATTTGATGCCCATGAAGATACGCCACCCACCGTCACTTTTTGGTTATTGACAATACACTCTTCCGCTGACCTTAATTTTATTTCAATTTCCACCTCTTGGCGGTCAATGGCACACAGAGGTATGGCCAATTCCGGATTTCTATAGAAGTAAAACGGAATATCAATGAAATATTTTTGACTGCTGCTCGCAACACCTAAATGACTTAATATGGTTGGATTGTTCGCACGGAGAGAAGATGTACGGTTAGGAAATTTACCTATGAGTTGTTTTAATCCGGTTTGGTTTGTTTGTGTATAATTTTGTTCGGAATATATCTGAAGATAGTCGGATGGTATTCTCTGAATGGTAGTTCCACCGATGATAATATCCACATATTCGATCATGGCATGTCCTATAGACTCAACCCATCCCATACCGGTTGCCATTGCGTTTGAAATTGGATTCAATTCAACATCCAAGCTTATCGTTTTTATAAGATCACCTTGATCGGGTGAAATTCTGTATCTGACTAAAGATCCAAAGTCTGTTACACCGACATCCATCTTTATAAAACTTTTCGAATAATTAGAATGTTTTACAAAATGTTCCCGGAAGTAACTGTAGTGTGGATCTATAGTAAAAAACTTGTCCTGTGGTCCAGTTGTTTCAAGTTGAACTCTACCGGCCATCACTATTACTATAGAGAGCTAAAATTTTAAACCCGCTAAACCTCCATCTATGCGTAAAATATTATAATTCACCGCATATACCTGAACCCATCGCCTGGCACCAGTTCCCCCTTCACGCGCGAGCGTGACTGTTAATAATTTATGAGAAATTCGACTCATATTAACCTGACCTGTCGGATAGAAGGCACCCGGGTCATCACTGAATGAATACACTCCAAAGTAGGGTGTTATATTAGGATTTGTAATTCCCAATACCGTAGGAGAATTTACATAGTTTAATAATGGTTGTTCATACATCGAAAATTTTTCGTCTGCGTTTATGACTGGATTATTATTGAACCGAAGTTCGATGTTTTCAATGACTTCCATGGCTAGGTGTTTGTTTGCGTCGTCGTACTCTTCTAATCGTGAAAAGTAAAGTAATTCCTTTACCGGATTTTTGAAATTCAACATCACCGACTTTGTTTTTTGCCCCCCGTCCATGTGAAATTTAGATAATTGTACCTGAGTTATACAATAATCTAGAGGTCTGGAAGTCAGATAGTCTCTTTCAAGTTTGGAAACGAATACAAACTCTGTATCCAGTGAAATTCGTTTAATTTTGGCCACTGGATTTGTGGGAACCGAATCTGTATGTGTATCCCGGACAATTTTGTTCAACGGCCGGAGTTTTATTCTGACTTCTACTTGTTGTTTCGTGAGGGCACATATAGGAATACTTAAACTTGGGTGACGATAAAAGTAGAACGGTAGATCTATAAAATATGTATAATCTGTCGTGTAACCCAATAGATTTCCATGTCCATTTAGAAAATATAAGGATTGTGCCACGTCATCATCTGTATTGTTTAATTGTTGATGCATGTAGATATATTCACCAGTAATACGCTCTATAGTTTGTCCCCCAATCAAGAGGTCGGCATATTCTATCAATCGGGTACAAACCGACGGGACGTATTGATGACTGTTCCCACTCGCATCTGGGGTTGGGTCCGTTAAATTAACTTTCAACGTGAAGTTACGAATGAGATCTCCCTTATTTTGGGGTATTCTACATTCTATTATATTGTCAAAATCCAAAGTCCCATCGAAGGGAGATTCAATTTGTTCCAGAGCGAATCTACTATGACGATTATACGACGTAAGAAAATATGAGAACTGGGGTTCTTCGGTAAGCCATCGGTCCTGGATACCAGTGACTGCTAAATTTAGACGACCAGCCATCTTACTTTATGTGAGTAAAATTATCCAAAATAAAAGACACATTTATATCAGAATGAACCTTCAGTTAAGGAAATTCAATCCAGCTACAATAAGTGATGATCGAGTTTGTGTTTTCATTGGAAAACGTAACACCGGTAAATCTACGCTGGTCAAGGATATAATGTTCTACAAAAAGCACATTCCAGCGGGTATTGTCTTATCGGGAACAGAAGAAGGTAACCATTTTTATCAAAATTTTGTCCCTCCCCTGTTCATATACGGAGATTACGACAGAGAGGCGATAGAAAGGGTCATGAGCAGACAGAGAAAGTTAGTTGGTGCGGGAAAAGATAATTGCGGGGCGTTCATGCTTTTAGATGATTGTATGTATGATAGTAAATTTCTCAAGGATACCTGTATTAGACAGTGTTTTATGAATGGTAGGCACTGGAAACTTTTTTTCATGCTCACGATGCAATACGTGATGGATTTGCCACCGGCATTGCGCGCCAATGTGGATTATGTTTTTATTCTTCGCGAGAACATCATACAAAACCGAGAAAAGCTCTATAAGTCATTTTTTGGGATTTTTCCCTCGTTTGATATGTTTTGTAAGGTGATGGATGCTTGTACAGAAAACTATGAATGTCTTGTACTTGATAACACAGTTAAATCTAATAAAATAACGGATTGTGTGTTTTGGTATAAAGCCAGGGTTAGAACGGGGTTTAGAGTTGGTAGTCCCCAGTTGTGGCAGGTTAGTAAAAAGATGTATAATCCACGCTATTTACAGGAGAAGGAGGATGACGCACGAAAAGCTACAAAGAAGATGGGAATCACAATCAATAAAGTGGGCACGAGTGGTACAAAAAAGAAAAAATAAATTATCCAGAGTGAAATGCGTAATGTATTTTTTAAAAAAAAGTAACGTTATCTTAAATGACGGACATTAGAACCATGAATTTGGGAGATGCCGGAGATGGCATGGTTCCTTTGGATACAAAACCAAAACTTGAACAACCTTCCACGTCGTTTGTATACGAAAATTTGATAGAAAAAAATGTGAGTCAACAGCAAGAAACTACTATGGATTCGACACCGATTGCTGATCTCATGGCTCCCCAAGCTGGCGCGGGGCCGAACTTTATGGCGCCCCCGGCCATGGCTCCGGAAGGTCGCAGCCAAGGCGTTTTGCCGTCTATGTCCGCTCCTCAGACCGATGTTGGGTTTGCTCAGGAAACCGAAGAGTCCTCCGAAAAGAGAAAATCCAAGAAATCGTCGAATAAGAATCCGTTCGGCATGACGGATGATCAAATGTTTGCCCTCGTCGCGGGTGTTTGTGCCGCGGTCGCTGTCAGTAAGCCGGTCCAAGAAAAACTTGTGAGCTCTGTTCCCAAGTTTTTATCGGAGAATGGTTCTAGAAGCGCTGTTGGTTTAGCTTCCACAGGTCTTGTGGCGGCTATCGTTTTCTATGTGATTAAGACGTATGTCATCAAACACTAACGCTAACGACCTGCGCATTACCGACGGGCGATTCCCATCCCATTTCAGTATATAATCTGAGACCAAGTAATTTTTGGATCACCAGAGCACTCGTGATAAAAGTCATCGAAAATAACACAATTGTCTTCATTGTGCTATTTTTGTCCTTACCATAGCTTTCGACGTCTTTTCTTTTTATCGGCCAACCTATCTTAGTGATTAAATAAACCAGACCAACAGATATAAGAGATGCCATAAAGACAAAACTTTTATTGACAGCAAGACGTGGCGCGCTCGCCACTATATAACGAAGTAGATTAGGAATTATAAAGCCGACCAACCACACGCGCCCGTTAAAGTTTTCAAATCTGGCCGGAAGCTTGAGGGATGGAAGCTGTGTAAGCATGATTACAAATGCCCACAAAAGGACAGCTTGTAATGTGACACTGAAAGGCGTTGCCATGTTATAAGATACTGAGATTATTTATCCTGGACGTGTTTTCCACAGAATTCGGTCTTTTCTTCGATTCTGTTGTATATTCCTAATTTCTCACATATTCCCCGCAATTCTATGAAATTTTCCCAAAACTGTTCTGAGTGTCTATACTCTTTAACTGTACTATGTGCCAACTCATGAATCAGTACATGGAATATTTCATTCGGTTCGCCATCTATACAAATACCGATATCCGAACCTTTACTCGCATTATAACCTATCGCACCAGATGTACTGGTCATCCCTGTTATTGGAACTCTGTTCGTGAGCATTTTAAACTTCTTGTTGTCCGTTTTGATTAAATGCTGTCGAAGTGTTTCATATTTGTCCTTGACAATTTTCAAATTTTTGGGTTCCCTGGTATTGACTAATATTAACACATTAACGATTACGAGTATAACCCACGCAATCATGTCTAATATTATTCAAGATTATTATATAACAGAATATCCTAAACCCTTCTCATTACGGGTTCCGATGTACCCCACTCTGGTATGAAGTGTGGTGTCACGTGATTGTAACGTCTATGAATTTTTTTGATAACATCATTAGTATATAATCTCAATTCTTCTAGTGTTTTGACTACGTATGTCTTTTTAGTGGGATCTACTACATATTGACGGAGTAAATCACTCGATGTATCTATAAACATTCGAAATATATTTCGTGTATCCCTATCCTTACATATAGCCTTATCCGTTTGTTGTAGTTGTCGTTTGAACATATCCTCGGACATTTCATCTAACATATACGCGATTCGGGAATAAAAAAACTCCCTGTCCTCGTCCATTTCTTCCGCATTTAGCCACATAACCCGTCGTTCGAAATAGCCTATTAGATGTGTTAATTCTGCCATCTTATAGACATCATTACGAAACCGTATATGAAACCTAACTATATTTTGATTCCATGTATTGTTATTGTGGTCGTGACCAAATGATGCAAAATATCCTAGGTCTTTCTCCACCTCAAGTTCCCATATCTCTTGAAAACTCGGACACCCACCACACGGTATATCTTGGTTGTCTCTGTTGTTACTCACTTTAAATTCTAAAAAGTGTGGATTGTGAATCCGTCCCATCTCTATATTTCCCGTTGTCCAATTATATGCCGTTTTACATTGGGGACACCACATTTGAGAACATCCACTTAGTTTTTGGATCATTTCTCCACACGCCGGACAAGGTTTGGTGTCCTTTGCTATGAATTTCATGGTTTTTACATCATCCGGGTCGCATTCATGACCATCTTTAATTTCAGCATTACATTTATCACAAAAATTCGTCGTACAAATACCACAATACCAATTTTCATCCAAAAACCCCTTACAAACGCCACTTGGACATTTACGGACAAATTTTCTATTTGGGTCTTCGCCGTCATTGGGGGATATACCCGTATTTCGTAAATAACTGAGTCTCGTTTGTAAATCTTGTAACTGTGGAACTAATATTTTCATTTCCGGTAACGTCATTATCTCGTCATCCGGATTAATGGGTGTATGAATACTGAGACCCAAGCCCCTTTGGATGTTTAGTATTTGTTTCTTGACGTCGTGTATCTGTGTTCTCAGTGTTCGCATTGTAATTATACGCTCAACTGCGGGCTGTGTGGCTGGCATAAGTAGTTTTTGACGTTCAAATAGTGTATTTTCTCTGTGTTTTTTTAGATCAACATTTCTAAATTTGATAGTACAAAATGAATCTATAAATTCCCTATTCCATAGTTTTTTACAATTCATACAATGTGGATCATCTATCAGAGTCAGTAAATACCTCTGAGAACAGCTTTTACATGAAATCAAATCACAATAAGGACATTTTACCTTCTTGTGAGTTGTTTTGTTTAATTTGTCGCAACAAACGTCGCAACATTCCATTTAATTATGTTAGATCTAAAACTTTAAATTCAGTTTTTCTTTGTACTTTGTCATGGCAATCAACACAAAAAGTACTATACGTTTTATTGGTCTCAGTTTCCGACAACTTTCTCTAGATTCTGCGCGAGAATTTGCTTTTATTTCATCCATGTGTCTATTTCTGAAATGGATGTCATCGCTAACACTGTATGTTCTAGTCCATAATTCCTGACCGTCCATTTGCGCTTTCATGGTGTATTCGTGGGTTCTAATTTTAGATGGTTTATATGACGGAATATACATTTTACAAACATTATCATATTGAGCGGGAGGGAGTGTGATTTCAACATTCTTCGCGCGATCTCCTTCTTTTATGGTTATATCGACATTTCCCGGACCTCCGCCTATTCCGGCACCAGAAATTTTAGATCCGTGTATTTCTTCTAATTCCATATGAACGGTATAACGACTGTGATTATACATTCTAATGGTACCGGATTCGCATATTTTAACGAAACAACACGAAGTACTGACAACCCCCGGCTCTGCGTCGTACGCCTGACGCGCAATTTTCAGTGCCTCTTCTTCGCGTTGTTTGGATATCGGAGACCACCTGTTTTTGTTTCTACCAGAAAAGGTGCGCAACGCACCACCACGAAGACGAAGAACTAAGTGTAATGTACTTTCTTTTTGGATATTATAATCCGCTATAGTTCTTCCATCTTCGAGTTGTTTTCCCGCAAAAATTAAACGCTGCTGGTCTGGTGGTATTCCCTCCTTCGTTTGAATTTTGGACTTTATACTATCTATTGTGTCGGATGATTCCACCTCCAAAGTGATAGTCTTACCTGTGAGGGTCTTCACGAATATCTGCATCTTATTATAACTTTAGGTTTTTTTTTCAAAACCTAACGCCGACGACGACCTGCCGATTTCCTAGATTTCCCCCCTGAGGTCGCTCGTACAGACGCACTTGTTCTTTGTGTGGGTTTTGCCGATCTCAAGTACGCGCGTCTTTGGTCAGATTTTACTTTGGCGACTTGTTTCTTTTTGTTAGCTAAAGCCGTTCTAGCTTTGGCTGGATTTGTTAATGCGTCCCTCTTTAATCGGTTCGCATTCTTTGAACCAATATCACCCGCACGAAGCGCTGAGTTAATTTCACGCGTCACCGCTTGTCTTTCTGCGTCGGCTTTTTTCTTTTCTTGTGCCAATCTTGCCTTTTCGGCCTTATCCTTTTCTTCTTTGATGCGTTGAGCATCTCTCGTTTTGGAATTGGCAAATACGCGCGCGGGGTCTTCTCCC